ATGAGTATCGCGGGGCCGGGTCGGGCCGCGACGGGCGGTCGCCCCTGGCGGGGGATGACGACGACCAGCGCGACCAGTTCCGCCAGCCCCTGGGCGCACGGCTTCGGGGAGGCGTGTTCTGATGCGCGCGATATACCTGGTGATTGGCGTTCCGTTCTCATGCGCCGCGCGGCTTTTCGTCGAATGGATGCTGCGGCCGTCCCGCATGGCCCGGAAAGGATGATCCCATGAAAACCCTCCAGCTGCTCGACGCCCGAGGCAATCCGGTCAAGAAGGCCGAGCTGAAGACCGAGGTTGCCCGCGCCACTGTCGGCGGGGTGCGGTCGCCGATTGCGGGCTATCCCGGCGACGGGCTGAACCCGTCGCGCCTGGCGAACATCCTGCGCGCGGCGGATGCGGGTAATCCGGTGCAGTACCTGGAGCTGTTGGAGACGATCGAGGAGCGCGATCCGCACTACGTCGCCCTCCTGCGCAACCGCCGCCAGGCCGTGGTGCAGCTGGATTTCAACGTCGAGGCCGGGTCAGAGGATCCGGAAGACCAGAAGCGCGCCGATATGGTGCGGGAATGGCTGGACCGCGACGAGCTGGCATCGGAACTCTTCGACATCCTCGACTGCATCGGCAAGGGTTACAGCTTTACCGAGATCATTTGGGAGAACCCGGGCGGGGTCTGGACCCCGCGTCGCCTGATCCGCCGCGACCCGCGCTGGTTCCGGTTCGACCGGGTCGATCTGGAAACCCCGGTGATGCTGACCGACACCGGGCAGGAAGTGCCGCTGCCGGCCATGAAGTTCATCTTCGCCGCCATGCCGTCGAAGTCCGGGATCCCGATCCGGTCGGGCGTCGGGCGGCTGGCGACCTGGGGCTGGCTCTTCAAGGCCTATACCCAGCGCGATTGGGCAATCTTCACCCAGACCTTCGGCCAACCCCTGCGGGTGGGCAAGTTCGGGCCCGGCGCATCCGAGGCGGACAAGAACACCCTCTTCACCGCCGTCAGCAACATCGCGGGGGACTGCGCCGCCATCATCCCGGATTCGATGATCATCGACTTCATCGAATCGAAGAATGTCGGGTCATCGACCGAGCTTTACGAGAAGCGGTCAGACTGGCTGGACCGCCAGATGTCGAAGGCCGTCCTTGGCCAGACCGCAACCACCGATGCCGAGACCGGCGGCATGGGGTCGGGCAAGGAACACCGCCAGGTGCAGGAGGACATCGAGCGCGCCGATGCCCGCATGCTGTCGGCGATCCTGAACCGGGATCTGATCCAGCCCTGGATGCAGCTGAACTTCGGACCGCTGAAGGTCTACCCGCGCCTGAAGATCGAGCGCCCGGAACCCGAGGACATCGTGGCGCTGTCGCAAGCCGCGAAGGTGGCCGTCGACATGGGTTTGAAGATCAGCGCGCGGAAGACCCGCGAGCGGCTGGGCCTGGACGAGCCCGAGGACGAGGACGACGTCCTGGTGGCCCCGAAACCGGCCCCGAATCCAGCTCTTGGGGGGCCAATCGACCCCGCCGCCGCCGATCCGACCGAGCCCTTGGCCCCGGAATCAAAAATTAAACGCAAACCAGACGAATTTAAACGGGTCGAGGCTCTTCCGGGCACCGAGGCCGCCCTCAATGCGGAAGGGCCTTCTACGGCCCGGAAATCCGCCCCGTCTGGAACCGAGCTTCTGACGGACCGGCTGGCCATCGAGGCGGGCCCCGCGATGGAGGCGATGCTGGTCCGGATCGAGGCGATGATGGAAGCGGCGGGGTCTCTGGAAGAGCTGCGCGAGATGCTGCTGGCTGCCTATCCGACCCTCGACGTCAAGGACCTATCCAGAGTTCTGGCGCAGGCGATGATTGCGGGCCACGTCGGGGGACGCATGGCGGTGGCGCTCGAGAGCGAGGATGCCGGTGAGTGACTGGCTGACCGCCACCTTCCGCAAGCCGTTCAAGGAGGCGATCGCCGCGTTCCGGCTGCGGATGGGCAACCTGGTCGCGACCGCGACCTGGGAGGATGTCTGGCAGTCGAGCCACGACCGGGCCTTCATGGTGGCCGGGGCGACAAAGGCCGATCTGTTGGCGGATCTTGCCAAAGCTGTCGAGAAGGCCATCGCCGAGGGCACGAGCTTGCAAGAGTTCCGCCGCGACTTTCGCCGCATCGTCGAGGAGCGCGGTTGGCATGGCTGGACCGGCGAGGGCACCAAGGGCGGCGAGGCCTGGCGCACCCGGGTGATCTACCGGACCAACATCCGGGTGTCTTATGCCGCCGGTCGCATGGCACAGCTGGTGGACGGGGGTTTCCCATTCTGGGTCTACCGGCACGGCGGATCGGTCGAGCCCCGGATCATCCACCTTGGATGGGACGGCCTTGTGCTGCCACCGGATCATCCGTTCTGGGCCACGCATGCGCCGCCGAACGGCTGGGGCTGCAGCTGCTATGTCGTCGGCGCGCGATCCTTCCGGGGAGCGGCGCGTCTGGGGGGTGTTCCGGGCAAGCCCTTGCCCGACGGCTGGCAGCGGCTTGATCCCAAGACGGGAGCGCCGGTCGGGATCGATCGCGGCTGGGCCTATGCGCCCGGGGCGAGCGCGGTTGACGACATCGTTGCCATGATCCGGGAAAAGTCGAAGGACCTGCCACAGCCACTTGCCGAGGCGCTGGCCGACGAAATCGAGAAGGCCAGTGATCGGCGGGGCATATCCCTGAACATGGAGGGCGAGAGCATGAGTTCGACCAAGCCGGAAGGCGGCGGGTCACCGGCAGACCGGGCCTTTTCGGCTGTCGTGGACCGGATGATGAAGGACATGTATTCCGCCCCGAGCGGAAACGCCGATGCAGATTTCGCCAGGGCGATGATCCCTCATCATCAGGCAGCGGTGGGGATGGCAACCGTGGTCCTGAAATACGGCAGCGATCCGGAGTTGCGCCGCCTGGCGCAGGATGTGATCGAGGCGCAGACGCGCGAGATCGGGACCCTGCGGACCTGGCTTGCCGATCAGGGTTTGGCCGCCGCAAAGGCGAAGGATGCGTCCCGGCAGAGGTGATGACCGTCCAGGCTGGCACGGTGCAGCCCACGTCAGTCGTCTTCAACACCGAAAAGGGGCTGTGCAATGACGGTCCGTCTGGAAATCGAGAATGACCAGATCACCCCGGCCCTTGCGGGAGTGGGTGCCGCCCTGGGCAATCCTTTGTCCCTGTTTCAGGACCTGGGCGAGTACCTGGTAAAGTCCACCACCGACCGCTTTCCCACGGGCCGGGCACCCGACGGGTCGGTCTGGGCCCCGAAGTCGCCTACGACGCTGGCGGCTTACGGCGCGCGCAAGACGAACCGGCTGGACCGCCGACCGCTGTTCGGCCCATCTGGGGCCCTGTCGTCGACCATCAGCTACGAGGCCTTCGGCGATCGGGTCGAATGGGGATCGCCGATGATCTACGCTGCTGTCCAGCAGTTTGGCGCGGCGAAGGGGGCTTTTGGCAGGACAAGCCGAAACGGGCCGATCCCCTGGGGCAACATCCCGGCGCGACCCTTTGCCGGGATCTCGGCCGAGGACGAGCCCTTGATGCTGGACATCGTGGCAGAGTGGTTTGAACGGGCGGCCACAGGTCAGGTATAGACGGTGCCTGAAGGGGCACCTCAGGCGGCGCTTGACCGGTTCAACCCCGCAGTCCAAGCTGACAGCATCCCCTGACACATGACCGGACGGCCCCATCCGCAAGCGCTTGCGGATGGATTGGCCCCCCTTGCCCCGCGAGTATCCGGGCATGAAATACGCTGCCAACCCCAATTCCGAGCCTGTGCTCTGCGCGTCCATTGCGCTGCCCGAAGGTCCGGGTTACGGCGGTGCGCCCGACTGGGTCCAGCTGACCCCGGTGCTGCAAGGCGAGATCGCGACCTTCGACGGGCGCGGCCCCTATCAGCTTAAGGACGCCGCCGCAGTCATCGCGGCATCGATGGCCTACGAGCGCGGCATTCTGATCGACGAGAACCACGCCACCGACCTGGCCGCACCCACCGGCAAGGAAGCTCCGGCGCGCGGCTGGATCAAGGAAATGCAGGCGCGCGACGACGGCATCTGGGGCCGGGTCGAATGGACCAAGGCCGGGCGTGAGCTGGTGGCCGACCGGGCCTATCGCGGCATCTCGCCGGTGATGACCCTGAACGCCGACAAGAAGACCGTGCGGATGATCCCCCGCGCAAGCCTTGTGAACCTTCCCAACCTGCGCGGCATGAACGCGCTTCATCAGGAGCAACCCATGGGACCCATGCCAAAACTGGCCGCCGCGCTCGGCTTAGGGGAGGACGCGTCGGAAGACGCCATCCTCGCCGCGATCAAGGCGCTAAAAGACAAGAAGCCGGAAGGCGATGCGGAACTGCAGTCGGCGCTGGCTGATGTCGGCGTGGCCCTTGGCGTCGATGCCGGGGCGAAGCCCGAGGTCATCGTCGCGGCTGCGAAACTGGCCAAGGGCGGGACCGACAACCTGGTCGCGCTGCAGGCCCAGGTCACCAGTCTGAACGCCGAGCTGACCACGCTGAAGACCGCTGGTATCCGTGCCGCGTCCGAGGCCTTCATCGACAAGGCCATCGCCACCCGCCGCGCCGGGGTGAATGCGGGCAACCGCGAAGAGTTGATCACCCTGCACATGTCCCAGAAGGACGTGGCCGAGAAGCTGATCAACGGCTTCCCGATGCTGACGACCACGGGCACCGTCCAGGTGCCTTCCACCGACAAGGACGGGAAGGTCGCGCTGAATGCCGAGCAGAAAGAGGCCTGTGCGCTTCTTGGCATGTCCGAGGAAGCCTACCTCAAGACCCTTTCCGCTGAACAGAAGGAGCGCGCCTGATGGTTGCCCTTACCGCCGACCGCAACACCCCCGAGATGTCCCCCGGTGAACGGGTCGGTCTTCTGGGGGCCGCCCAGTCGATCTTCAACGGATCGATCCTTATGCGCAACGCCTCGGGCCATCTGATCAAGGGGGCCACCGCCACCGGCAGCTTCGGCGTCGGTCGGGCCGAGGATCCCGGGGCGTCGACCGCCGCCGGTGTCACCTCGCAGCGCTACCGCCCGGGCGTCTTCCGGTTTGCCAACTCCTCCGCCGGTGACCTGATCGTAGTCGCCGACATCGGTGCCGTCTGCTACATCGTCGACGATCAGACGGTCGCCAAGACGAACGGCACCAACACCCGCTCGCCCGCGGGCATCGTCGAAGGCGTGGACGCCCAGGGCGTCTGGGTCCGGATGGACGAAGCCCTTGCCCGCGCCATCCTGTCGTAAGGACCCCAGACCATGATCATTTCCCAAGCCACCCTCGACGCCCTGCGCGTTGCCTTCAAGACCGAATTCCAGTCCGGCCTCGATATGGCCGCGCGCCTGGGGGACCGGGTCGCGATGACGATCAAGTCCACCCTTTCGGAAAACCGCTATGGCTGGCTGAACCAGATGCCCGGCATGCGGGAATGGATCGGCGGCCGGGTCATCCAGAACCTGGCGGAATCCGGCTACGCGATCCTGAACAAGCACTTCGAGCTGACCATCGGTGTCGACAAGAACGACATCGAGGACGACAACCTGGGCCAGTACTCGATGCTGATGAAGCGCATGGGCGAGGCCACCGCCGCCTTTCCCGAGCAGCTGATCTGGGACGCGCTGAAGAACGGCTTCACCGTCAACTGCTTCGACGGCCAGTTCTTCTTCGACACCGACCACCCGATCGTCCTGGCCGATGGCACGACCGGCACCTATGCCAACACCGACGGCGGCGCGGGCACCCCCTGGTTCCTTCTGTGTACCAACCAGTCGGTCAAGCCGATCATCTACCAGGAGCGCCAGGCCGCGACCTTCACCACGAAGGACAAGGCGACCGACGACAACGTCTTCAGCGAACGCCGGTACGTCTATGGGGCCGACCTGCGCTGCAACGTGGGCTACGGCTTCCCGCAGATGGCCTGGGGGTCGAAGCAGACCCTGAGTGCGGCCAACTATGCGATTGCCCGGGCCGCGATCCAGAACATGAAGGGCGACGGTGCGCGTCCCCTGGGCCTGGTTCCGAACCTTCTGGTCGTCCCGCCGTCGCTGGAAAGCGTCGGTCGCCAGATCCTGAACTCGGAATACGGCACCGGCGGCATCACCAACGAGTGGAAGGGCACTGCCGAGCTTCTCGTGGTTCCGTGGCTCGCCTGATCCCGGCCTGATTCTGCAGAGGGGGCGGCAGCGCGTTCGCCCCCTTCCATGATCAGACCTTTCCCTGACTGCCGAGAGGAAGCCCATGTCCCGCCCATCCAAACCGAAAGCCGCACGGGCCGTCGTCGCCAATCCAGGTGTTACGGACGTCCCTCTTCCTGCGACCACCGCCGATGCGCCCCCGCCCGACCATCCCTATCCGGCCGATCCCCAGGGGCCGGAGGCCACCGGCGCTGTGCGCGAGCCTGCGTCGGCAGCCGCAGGGACAGCCGCAGCGCCGGTGGCACCCACGCCTGCATCCGCCGGGCCCGGCCCGATGCACGAGCCCGCGACGACGCTTCCCCCGCTGGACGATCACGCCGACCGGTATGGCCCCGAGGGCTATGCGGTCGTGGTGAACGGCCCGGCAAAGGGCCGCTGGCGCGCGGGGCGCAAGTTCGGCCCCGAGCCGGTGTCGATCCCGGCGGAAGAGCTGACCGAGCCCGAGCTTCGGGCGCTGGAGGAGGATCCCGAGCTGACCATGAAGATAGTGAAGATCGAGGTCTGAGCTACCGCCCGACCATCCGGGGCCGAACCGGACCGGACCGGATTGGAGAGAAGAGGCGAAGCGGGTCGCCTGACCCAATCCCAGGCGGCCCGCACCCTGACACCCCGAGGACCCGATGCCCTACGTCACCCAAGTCCAGCTGATCCTTCGCGTCGGAGAGCCCGCCCTGGTGGCGCTGACCGATCGGGGTCAGTTCGCGACCGGCGTGATCGATGATGCCACGGTCGACCGCGCGATCGCCGATGCGGACGCGGTGATCGACGGCTACCTGGCGCGGCGGTACCAGCTGCCCCTGACCGTGGCGCAGCCGCTGCTGGTCAAGGTCGCCGGGGACATCGTCCTTTACAACCTGCACACCCACCAGCCCGACCCGAAGGTCGAGGCCGACTGGAAGGCCGCGATACAGACCCTGCGCGACATCAGCGCGGGCACGGTCGCCCTGACAGCCGCCGGTCTGGAAGCCCCGAACGTCGGCGGGTCCGGCGCGCGGATCACCGACCGCGCCCGCGACCTGACGCAGGACAACATGAAGGGCCTGATCTGATGCTGGCCGACGATGTCATCCAGCGGCTGAAGGACCGGGTGCCCGAGTTGCAGCACCGGGTCGAGGGTGCGGCGCATCTTGCGCAGCTGATGGCCCAGAACCTGCTCCCCCAGAACACCCCAGCGGCGAACGTGATCGCGACCGGCCTGACCGGTGGCGCGCCCGATGCAGGCGCGGGCCTGTTCCGGCAGGCCTATGACGAGCAGGTCACGGTCTACCTGACCTTTCGCAATGTGCAGGGGACCGGCGGCAACGCGCTCGACCTGTTCGACCAGGTCAAATGGGCGGTGATCGAGGCGCTGTGCGGCTGGGCCCCCGACGACACAGTCGGGGTCTTCCGGCTGCAGCGCGGCCAGGTCGTGAACATGTCCACCGGCACTCTGCTTTACCAGATCGACTTCGCCATTGGCGACCAGCTGAGGATCACCGTGACATGAGCGACCAGACACTTCCCTCCGGCGGCGGTTCCTACATCCGCGAGAAGGACGGCACCCTGCGACCAGAGGCCCCTGCGGCGGAAGCGGGCCTGGCTACGGGTCTTGAAGCCCCCGTTGAAGAGGCCGTTGAACGCCCCGCGAAACGCACCGTAAGGGAGGCCTGAGATGCCCGCAGCGAAGTACTGGCGGAAGAAGACCTTCCTCTTCAAGATCGAGACCACCTATGGCGTGGACGCAGCCCCGACTGCCGCCTTGAACGCGATCCTGGCGACGGACTTCAAGTTCCAGCCGATGGAGGGGTCCGACGTCGCGCGCGACCTTGACCTGCCCTACCTTGGCGCGCAGGGCACCATCCCGAACGAGCTGCATGCGAAGTTCAGCTTCAAGGTGGAGCTTGCCCCGTCGGGCACCGCCGGGACCGCCCCGGCCTGGGGGCCCCTGCTGCGGGCCTGCGCCTGCGCCCAGGTGGTCAACGCCGGGGTGTCGGTCGTCTACAACCCGATCACCGACAACCACGAATCCGGCACCCTGAAGCTTTACATCGACGGCATCCTGTTCCAGTCGCTTGGCGTGCGGGGCAACGCCAAGATCACCGTCAACGCCCAGGGCATCCCCTACCTCGAGTTCGAGATGACCGGGCTCTTCGTGCAGCCCTCGGATGCGACCACCACAGCGCCGACGCTGACCGCCTTCCAGAAGCCGCGCGTGGTGTCGATGACGAACACGCCGACCTTTACGATCAACGCCGTCGCCCTGGTCATGCGGAGCTTCGAGCTGGATCTGGGCAACAAGGTCGAGCCGCGCTTCCTGGTCGGGGCCGAGGCGATCCTGATCACCCAGCGCGAGGACATGATCAAGACGCAGGTCGAGGCGCAGCCGCTGTCGGCCTACAACCCCTTCGCCCTGGCCGCCGCCCAGACGGCCGTGCCGGTGAACCTGGTCCACGGGACCGGGGCTGGCAACATCGCGACACTGAACGCCCCCACCGCCCAGATGCAGCGCCCGCAAGGGGCGGAAAGCGCCCAGGACATCATGGAATGGCAGAACAGCCTGATGCTGCTGCCGTCGGGTGCAGGCAACAACCAGTGGACGCTGACGCTGACCTAATCCGCCAGGGGCGTCCGCGCCCCCGGACTTTCCCCCTTCAACCGCCGGAGCTGCCGCCATGGCCTTCAAGATCATCGAGAACCCGACCTTCGTCCACACCGTGCCCGTCATGGTGCCCATCGACGGTGGCCATGCCGAGCAGTCGCTGAAGGCGAAGTTCCGCGTCGTGCCGCAGGACGAGCTGATGCACCACGACCTGCGCACCGCCGAGGGCACCGAAAGCTATTGCCGGGCCATCGTGGCCGATTTCGGCGACATCGAGGACGAGACCGGCAATCCGGTTCCGACGACCGAGGACGTGCGCAACACGCTGTTCCGGACGCCCTTCGTGCAAATCGCGCTGATCCGGTCCTACACGGCGGCGATGTCGAAGGCACGAACGGGAAACTGACCTGGGCCGGGCGGGCCTGGGCAACCGGCACGCTTGGCGGCGCAAGGCAGGGTGATGAGGACGAGCTGAAGGCGGATTTTGCGCTCTTCGGCCTGATCTACGAGGCGGACGAGGACGATGGCACCGAAGGCGGCATCTGGGCAGAGAACGTGGCGGCGCTGCTGGCGTTCCTTGCCGTTGCCAGCCAGTGGCGCATCGCCTGTCCTGCCGAAGGCGCGATGCGGCGCACCGGCCTGGACTACCAGGCCGCGCGGGCAGGGCTGGACCTTGCGGGGGTCACAGTGACGCCGGAGCTTTGGGCTGACATCCAGACGATCGAGTTCGCGGTGATCGCGGCGGGCAACGAGGAGGCATCCCGTTGGCGCTAGATTTCACGCTGGTCCTGCGGGCCGACACGGCGGCGGCGAAGTCCGAGGTGGACGCAACCGCGCGTAGCGTCCAGGGCATCACGGCGGCAACCGACAAGGCCACCAGCGCGTCGAAGGCCAACGCCACCGCCGCCCGGGGCGAGGCCGCCGCGCGCCAGCAGGCCACCCAGTCGAACCGGGCCTACGCGGCGAGCGCCAGTCAGGCCTCGGCCGCCACCGGCAACCTGGTCGCCAACTTGAACGACATCGGCATGATGCTGGCCGCCGGGCAGAACCCGCTGCAGCTGGCGATCCAGCAGGGCACCCAGATCACCCAGGTGATCGGCCCGATGGGGGCGGCGGGGGCGGCGAGGGCCCTCGGTGGCGCGCTGATGTCGATGATCAGCCCCCTGAACCTGATCACCCTGGGCGTCATCGCCGCAGGCGGCGCGATGATCCAATGGCTGACCTCTGCGAGCGCCGACTCGGCTGCGGTGACGGCGGAGCTTGAACGTCAGGAAGCCGCTCTCCAGGGCATTATCGAAGAGACCGAGCGCCTTCGACTAGCGCGCGGCATGATGCTTACAGGCGCGGCATCGAACGACGAGCAGATTGTGCTCGAAGAGATCAATCGGCTGACAGCTGAACGCGCCGCGATCCTGGAGAGAATGGAGCAGGCGCGTGCAAGCGGGGACCGGGGATCTCTTCTTGCCGCGAACGCGGACCAGGCCGCGCTTGAACTTCAGGCCCGGAACCTCGACGCGAAGATCGCCGCATTGAATGCGCAGCGCGAGCAGACCGCTGCGATGAAGGAGACCCAGGCCGTCGCACTGGACCTGAAAGCGACCGTCGATGCCGTGGCTTCGGCCATTGCGCGGGCGGCCTCGGGCGACATGAGCGGACCCTTCATCCGTGCGCAAGGGGCGGCCAACGCCCTTCTCGGGATCGCGAACAGCATCCTGGCGGCCCTGGGTCAGGCAGCTGCCGAGCGAGCGGCTTATTCCGAGAGTGTAGGCGGTGGGCGAGGCATCGGACCGCAAGGCCCGGCTCTTGATCCCTACGGCTTCCGGGGCCAGCTTGGGCGTGATGCTGCGCGCCGCACGACGCCAAAGGTGCGCGGTGGCGGCGGCGGCGGTGGAGGCGGTGGCGGGGGTGGCGGCGGAGCCGCAGCGGCCCGCGACGAGGCCAATGCGCTGCAAGAGCTGATCGCGTCCCTGGAAGGCGAGATCGAGGCGCTGCGGGTCCAGGACCCGATCCAGAAGGAGATGCTGAAGCACCGCGAGGCGCTGGCGGGCGCGACCGAAGCCGAGAAGCAGAAGGTCGAGGAGCTGATCGCCACCCGCGAGCGCGAGCAGCAGTTGATGGAAGGGGCCAAGGCGCGGGCGGATTTCTTCGAGGATCTGGCCGGGAATGCGCTGGAGGCGCTGATCGTCAAGGGCGAAAGCTTCAACGACGTTTTGAAGAACATCATCAGCAGCCTGATCCAGGCGGCGATCCAGGGTGCCATCTTCGGCAAGGGTCCGTTCGGCGACCTCTTCGGTGGCAAGTCGATGTTCGCAGGCCTTTTCGGCGGCAAGGGCAAGGCCGAGGGTGGCATGGTCCATGGCCCCGGCACGGGCACATCGGACAGCATCCCCACCCTCTTGTCGAATGGCGAGTATGTGGTCAATGCCGCCGCCACGGCGCGCAACCGGCACCTGCTGGAGGCGATCAACGCCGGGGGCCGGATGCCGCGCTTTGCGGAAGGCGGGATGGTCGGGTCCGACAGCCGCCGAATGCCCGGGCGTTCCGGACGCGACCTGCCTGCCACGATCTATCTGGACATGCGCGGGGTGAAGGGAGACCGCGAGATCGAAGCAGTTGCTCGCCAGTCCGCCGCCCAGGTCGTCGCGATGTACGACAAGGAGGCCCTGCCGATTTCGGTCCAGCGCGTGTCCGGTGACCCTCGGAGGCGCGGCTGATGGCACTGGTGTTTCCCCTACCCCTTGCCACTTTCGCTGACACTCTGCTGGTCGCGCGCGCAACCTGCGACCTGCCCGAACTGGTCGAGCAGTCCCGCACGGCCGGGGGCGAGCAACTGACGGCCGACATGGGCGAGCGGCTCTGGACCGGGCGAATCGACCTTGCAAGCATGGTCCGCACCGAGATCGGCCGCCCTGAAACCCTGATCCAGGTGCTGAAGCAGGGCCGGACCTTCAACATCTTCGATCGCCGACGGTTGAACCCACAGGCAGACCCGAACGGCACGATCCTGGGTGCTGCCTCTGTCACCATCCTCGCACTCGGGGGCGACCCGCGCGAGATGTCCCTGGCGGGGCTTCCGGCGGGCTACACGCTGTCGGCCGGGGACTACCTGTCTTTTGCCTACACCAGCCTTTCGATCACGCGCCAGGCACTGCACCGGGTGGTCGACACGACTGTCGTCGCCAATGGCTCGGGCCAGACGCCTCTTTTCGAGGTCATTCCGGCAATCCGGCCCGGGGCC